AATCAAATTGGTTGGCAAAGAAAATTCGCGCCCAATGATTCACTATCACGGCACACCCATATCGCCTATCAAAGCGATTGAAACTATGGGTGGAAAGCATTTTTGCGTGTCATACGCTAGACCAGATGACCTTAATCGTTGCTTACGCCTTGGGCAAAGCCTGATGCTAGACAACGGGGCATTTAGTGCATTTACCCGTAAATTGCCATTTGATAGAGATGGATTTTATAAATGGGTAGAACCTTTGTTGGCACACCCGCATTGGGCAGTAGTGCCAGATGTAATTGACGGAACAGTTGAACAACAAAAAAAAATGGTCAAAACATGGCCTTTCCGCAAAGAATTTGGAATTCCAGTTTGGCACTTGGGATTACCGATTGACTATTTATTGGAAATCTCAGACCAGTGGGGTCGTGTGTGTTTTGGGTCGGCTGGTGAGTATTGGCAGATTGGAAACACTAAATGGTGCGGAAGAATGGATGAGGCATTTAATGCTTTGGCCAAGACCTTTGGAAAACTGCCCTGGGTTCACGGACTCAGAATGTTGGGTCAGGCTGCTGGCCCGTGGCCTCTTGCTAGCGCAGATTCCACCAATGTTGCTCTACACCATGCCGAACACGCACCATGCGCTGGATGTATGGCTAAACGCATAGATTCCACTAATCCACCCATTAAATGGGAAAACAAACCTTTGCAGGAATCATTTTTATGAGCCTAATAGTGACATTCACAGTTGATGGTGACCCAGTACCTAAAGGCAGACCACGCTTTGCTAGACGAGGGCAGTTTGTTCAAACATACACCGATGCCAAGACAATCGACTACGAAACACACGTGGCAGTTAGAGCCAGACACGCAATAGGTGCTTCAGACCCGTTTAAAGGTGCTTTAACCGTGTTTTTATACCTCAGATATACCGTACCAGCGTCATACACAAAAAAACGCAAAGAAGCCTGTTTAGCGGGTTTGGAATACCCAAAGCGCATAGATATAGACAATGTTTACAAAAGCATTACTGACGCAATGAATGGGATTGTTTATCTTGATGACAGCCAAATAGTTGAGGCGCACATCAAAAAGGTGTATGCCGAGGATGCTGGCGCAAATGTAATGGTGCAAGAGTGCGAGTAGAGCTAACAAAAGAAAATGCGACTGCTTTGATGGGCAGCGTATGGCCTAAAGTAAAAGAAGCGCTTGCTACTGGCAAACACTTAACGCTAGAAATCAAAGACGCAAGCAAAAGCCGTGAACAAGAAAAGCTGTATCACGAACTAATTGGACAAATAGCCAAACAAGCCAGTCACATGGGGTCTAAGTGGGATGCTGAGAGTTGGAAACGCTTATTGGTAGACCAGTTTTGCAAGGATAGTGGCATCAAAACAGGCGTAGTAATCCCTAACCTTTCGGGCGATGGGATTGTGCAACTAGGGATGCAAACACGCAAGTTCACTAAAGAACAAGCGTCAGAATTTGTGGAATGGCTACACGCATGGGGTGCAACTAACGGGGTGACTTATGAAGTTAATGAATAACCCATACGCCACCCACATAGACTTTTTCCGCTTTAAAGGGTTTTTTAAAAAGAACCCAAACGCTACGCCTAGCAATCTGGACATGATTTTTGAGCGCAAGGGCAAATTCTTAGTGGGTGAGTGGAAGCGACCCAACGAGAAAATCAGCAAAGGTCAGGAAATATTGTTGAAAACCCTAGCAAAGCAGGATAACTTTGTGGTTTTGATAATCCAAGGCGATACAGACGGTGAAATGGTGGTCAACAAGTTTTGGCGCGTCAAAGACGATAAATGCCACGCACAGGGCGAATCGGCAGACGATTTAAAAGACTTTATGAACCAATGGTATGAGTGGGCAGATGTTTCCCAAATTTAACTATTACAGAAGCAAAGCGCACCTAAAGAATGTGGCTAGTCTGGCTTGTCAGCATTGTGGGATGGAAGGGCAAACCCAAGCAGCGCACAGTAACTGGGCTAAACACGGCAAAGGCAGGGGAATCAAAGCGTCTGACGAGTACACAGCAGCTCTGTGCTACCCATGCCACGCGCAGTTAGACCAAGGTATGTGTCTGACAAAAGAGGAGCGCCAGACCATGTGGGACAACGCTTATATGAAAACCCTAATCGAACTAAAAAAACAGGGTTTATGGATAAAATAAATGCGTTGGTAGCCGAATAAGGGTTAGCGCCTTATCTTCCTCGTTTTGTGCAAATACATAGGAAGTCGAACACTCTGCTTTATGAGAACGGCTATCAACACCTATTTTTTAGGATGAGCTTTATCCATACTGGTTTTTTCATGCGATTTGAGTTCTTTTGCAACAGACTCAATTTTGCGTTCAGCCGCTTTGAATTCACGCTGGACAACATAGTGCTTGGGTGTCTCGTGTACTGCTTTTTCGCGGGTTAACTTAAAATTTGTAGGCATCGAAAAAACTCCTATAATGGATACGGCATTGTACAATGTCGATTAACCTTGCAAGGAAATATCATGGGAAAAATGGATTCAAACAAAGGTGTGCCAAGCACCACAGGCGCAAAAGCACCCAAAGGTGCAACATCTAGCGATATGTCTGGTGAGCGCATGGAAAAACTGCGCGGTGGCGTGGCTATGGGCAAAGAAGACAAGACTGCTGGCATGGAAGGCGAGTTCAATACTGGTCGTACTGCTGGCACTTGCTACACACATACGCGTCAAAACTATCGTTAAAGCGAAACCCCATTAGACAGTCGGGTCTAACGGGGCTTCTAACCACATCAAAAAGGAGTTGATATGGCTGGTGAGTATTGTAGGGACTGTCGGCATTACCACGACACTAATTCTATTTTGGGTTTGTGCCGCAGGTATCCGACATATCAGAATCGAAGCCCACAAGAAATTTGTGGCGAATTTTCTAGCAAAGCAGTTGCAAAGATTACCCCCGTTAACGCGGGGGGTTTTTTACCTGACCAAGCTAAAAAGCGCATGGGCAGACCGCCTAAAGTGAAGGTGGCAGAATGAACGTCAAACCACTAAGAGACAAAATCATTGTCAAGCCCGAACCAAGGGTCAAATCACTTATCCTAGACACATCATTGATGGCAGAAGCAGACTCCAGAGGAACTGTGGTCGCTGCGGGTGACGATGCACTAGCGCAAGGGCTAAACATTGGCGATAAGGTGCTATTTGGTACTTTAGCCAAGGAATTCAAAGACGAATACTTGAAGTTCGAGGAACTAAGCCTAAATGGTGAGCGTCACTTAAAGATGTCATGGCAAGATATTGCCGCAGTATTGGAAGAAGCATGAACAAAGACCTAATCAATCTGAGAATTCAAGACCTAATCAGCAAAGGCAAGGAACTTGAACAGCAAATCCACCAAATAAATGGTGCTTTGCAACAATGCCAATGGACATTATCCGAACTGGAGAAATCTGATGCCACTCAAGAAGTCAGCGACACCCAAAGCGTTTGAAGCTAACCTAAAGGCTGAATTAAAGGCTGGTAAACCCAAAGCTCAAGCCGTGGCTATTGCATATTCTGTTAAACGAGAGGCTCAAAAGCCTAAAAAGTCTAAAAAGTGATTAAAAAGGTTAAAAAGCAATGAAAAAGCACGATAAACCTATTGAACACAAAACCACGGGTAAGGGCAAGACCTATAACCCGACCGACAAAGGTGCTGGCATGACGGCAAAAGGTCGTGCTGAATACAATGCCAAGAACAACGCCAATCTAAAGCCACCAGCGCCAAATCCTAAAACGGAGAAGGATAAAGGGCGCAAAGCTAGTTTCTGTGCAAGGATGGAAGGCGTAGTAAAGAACGCTAAAGGCCCTGCTGAACGCGCAAAGGCATCACTAAAGAACTGGAACTGCTAAAAAGTGAAAATCACCCAAAAGAAAGTTACAGAACTAATCCCTTATGTAAACAACAGCCGTACCCACTCTGACGAACAAGTGGCACAGATAGCGGCAAGCATTAAGGAATTTGGCTGGACTAACCCAATACTGATAGACGGGGCTAACGGCATCATTGCAGGGCATGGCAGGCTCATGGCAGCCCGTAAGTTAGGGCATAAAGAAGTTCCAACGATAGAGCTAAAAGACCTGACAGAAACCCAAAGGAAGGCATACATCATTGCTGACAACCGCCTGGCGCTAAATGCGGGGTGGGACAACGAGATGCTGACCATAGAGTTAAACGACTTATTGGCAGACGGCTTTGCCTTGGACATATTAGGCTTTGACCCAAAAGAGATAGCCGCCTTGCTAGAGCCAGAGGTGGTGGAAGGGCTGACCGATGAAGATGCCGTTCCTGATGTGCCAGAAGAACCAAAGACCAGATTGGGTGACATTTACCAGTTGGGCAACCATCGGTTAATGTGTGGGGATAGCACAAACATTGATGCGGTGGATAAGTTAATGGATGGGCAGAAAGCCGATATGGTGTTTACTGACCCTCCTTATGGAATGCGATTAGATACTGACTATTCCAAAATGGGCGCAACAAAAACCAAATACAGGCAAGTTATTGGTGACCATGAGGACTTTAACGCCCAAGATATTTTTGGGTTGATTCAATCCCCAATTTATTACTTATGGGGTGCTGACTATTACTCAGACACAATCCCTTTATATAAGGATGGTTCTTACTTTGTATGGTCTAAAGCCCAATCTGAATCGGAAAACTCTGTATTTGGGTCAAGATTCGAATTGTGTTGGAGATACCCCAAAAGAAAGAAAGAAGTCTGGTTTGTGCGTGGTATAAATCAATCATCTGAAAGGCTTGGAGAACACCCAACCCAAAAACCCACCGAATTAACTATAAGAGCCGTAGAACTAGAAACTAAACCAAAAGCCATTGTGGTGGACTTATTTGGCGGCTCTGGGTCTACGCTAATTGGATGTGAAAAGACAAACCGCCATGCCAGGTTAATGGAACTAGACCCAAAATACTGCGATGTAATAGTAAAGCGGTGGGAAGACTTTACAGGCAAAAAAGCCGTATTGTTGACAGAAGTAACCGAAACTGCTTAAATTCCCCTGTATAAAATGAATCGCGAACACATAATCACCGATGAATCCCGCAGAATGGTTGAAAGCACCAGTGGGTTAGGCTTGCCGCACGAGCAAATAGCCATATTGGTGGGCATAGACGATAAGACGCTACGCAAGTATTACCGCACCGAACTAGACACGGGCAAGGCTAAAGCCAACGGGCAGATAGCCAAGACGCTGTTCTCAAAAGCTGTTGGCGGTGATACAACTAGCCTAATATGGTGGACAAAGACGCAGATGCGCTGGTCTGAGACTATTAAACAAGAAGTAACAGGCGCAGATGGCGAGGCGCTGAACGGCATCCAAGTGGTGTTTGTAAAGCCCAATGAATGAAGTCAGCCAAGCACTAGCAAAAGCAGAGTTTCCTCTCAAGCTGCAATGTTTGTTTGAAAAAAGCCGATATAAGGTGCTATATGGCGGTAGGGGTGGCGCTAAGTCTTGGGGTGTGGCTAGGGCGTTGCTTATCTTGGCAGCCAAGAATACAACCCGTGTACTGTGCGCCCGTGAGTTTATGACCTCGATGCGCGATTCAGTTCACAAACTATTGTCAGACCAAATTATTGCTTTGGGCTTGCTAGGGTTCTACGAAATAACGCAGAACAGCATTAGGGGCAGAAACGGCTCAGAATTCAGCTTTGTAGGCTTAAAGAACAACGTGGCTAATGTCAAGTCTTATGAAGGCGTTGATGTTTGTTGGGTAGAAGAAGCCCAGACAGTTAGCCGAATGTCTTGGGATGTGCTTATTCCTACGGTGCGTAAGCAAGACTCAGAAATATGGATTACGTTTAACCCAGAGTTAGAAACAGACGAAACCTATCAACGCTTTGTACTAAATAAGCCACCTAATGCGCTAGTCCAAAAAGTTAATTGGTCAGACAACCCTTGGTTTCCTGATACGCTGAAAGACGAGAAAGATTCTCTAAAGTATCGTGACCCACAGGCATACAACGTAGTCTGGGAAGGTTTATGCCGTCAGACAGTAGATGGCGCTGTGTTTGCCAAAGAGATACAAATGGCAGAGTTAGACGAGCGCATCACTAGGGTGAACTATGACGCTACAAAGCCAGTACACGCCATATTTGACTTGGGATGGTCAGACGCTACGGCTATATGGTTCTTGCAGTTTGTGGGAATGGAAACGCGCCTAATCCGCTATGTAGAGGGAAACCAGACAACCATGAGCGAATACCTAGCCAAGATGCAAAGCTATGGCTATGTCTTTGATACGCTGTG